CCCGCAACGCACCGGGAAGAACCTGTTCTTCGAAGCTCACATGGCGTTGTACGGCCCCTACGCGAAGGTGGTAGATCAGGACGCGGCGGAAGACAGGTTCAACGACACCTACAGCCGCAAGCTCTTCCTGGTGGCAGACGAAGTCATCGCGCGCGAGGACATGTATCACGCGAAGAACAAGCTCAAGGGCCTGATCACCGGCACGCAGATTCGCATCAACCCGAAAAACGTCGGTGCGTATTTCGAGACGAATCACGTCAACGTCGTGTTCCTATCCAACGAAGACCGGCCGCTCGTACTGGAAAAGGACGATGGCCGGCACGGCGTGGTGTGGACGCCAGGCAAGCTAGAGCCGTCCTTCTATCGCGCGTTCGTCGCCGAACGCGACACCGGTGGCATCGAGGCGTGGCACGACTACCTGCTGCACCTGGATCTGGGCGACTTCATGCCCAGCACGTTCCCGCCCGTGAGCGACGCCAAGGCTGCGCTTATCGACATCAACCTCGACAGCACCGACCGATTCTGGGGCGAGCTGCACCGCGGTGAACTGCCGCTGTATGCGTCAGACGGGGCCTCACTGCGCGCAGGCCCGATGCGCACCGAAGACTTGTACCGCTGCTACCGCCACTGGTGCGCGCTGCAGGGCATCGGCAAGCCCGCGCAGCAGGCAACGCTCATGGGGCGGATTACAAAGGTGCCAGGCACGGCCAAGGAACGCAAGCGCCACTACCTCAATCGCAGTCGCGACATCCTCAAGGTACAACAAAGCACGGTGTTCTACCCGCCCGGCGTTGAGCGCGACCATGGCATGGAGGCGCTCAGCGACGCCATGGCCGACTTCGCCGAGGCCGTGCACCGGTGGCGCTTCCCGCACGGCGAGCCTGGCGACGCCGGCAGCGGCACCAGCGGCGGCCGGAACAGGGGCGCCTATGCGGCCACGACAGGGGGCGCAGATGACCCATTCTGAGCCTGTGCAGGCACTCGACAAAGCGCCTGCACAGCGCCTGCACACCGTAGGTAGAGCGCCTGCACAAGCGCCTGCACAGCCTGCACAGACGATGCCCGGAAAAACGCCTGCACAGCCTGCACAGGCTGCACACAGGAAATCCGGCGCCGTCTCGCGTGCGGTTTGTGCAGGCTGTGCAGGCGCTTGTGCAGGCGCTTGTGCAGGCGCTCGGCGACGCCAAGTGATTGTCGCTGCAGCGAATTTCTGCGCTGTGCAGGCTGTGCAGGCGCCTCGCGTGCGGGCGCCCGCCGGCGGGCGCGTGCGGGCGCGCGTGATGCGCGCAGGCGCGCACAGGGGCGCGGGCGGCCGCGCGTGCGCACGACGTTACGGGCCCGTATGTCCGTGGGGTAATGGTGGAGGAACGGCATGAATACAGCTGCGCCGGTGCCAGCTTCCGGCACCGCCACCCGGACTGACTTCGCCCGCCTCACGGGCTGGAGCAAGAGCTACGTCAGCAAGCTTGGGCGCGAAGGCCGGCTCGTTCTCACCGAGGACGGCGCTCATGTCCGTGTGTCGGAGAGCCTGGAGCGCATAGCGGCCACCACCAGCGCGCCCGAGCGCGCCAGCGCGCCGGCGCTCGACAGCGCGCCGGCGCTCGACAGCGACCTGCGAGCGCTGCAGGTCGCAGAAAAACGCATCGACGTGGCGCGCAAGACGCGCGAGGAGCGCCAGGCGATGGGGGACCTCCTCGAGCGCAGCCGCGTCGTCGCTCTGTCCGCAGAGGCTGGCGTGCTGCTGCGCACCCGGCTCGAGACGTTGTCCGACGAGCGCACCGTCGCCGATCTGGCCGCGCTTGGAGGAGCGGAGAAGGCCATCCGCAGCCTGCTGCGCGATCGTGTCGAGTTGCTGCTCACCGAGATCACGCGGCTCTTCTCGGCTCTGTCCGCGGCTCAGGAATAAGCATGGGCGAGCGCCTGCCAGACGAACTGCTTGTGCAGTTCCATGGCATTGCGGCCGCGCCCGCCGCGCCTGCATTCTTCGGGGCACTGGCGCGCGCTGTGCGTCCGCGCGAGCGTGTGCTGGTCAGCGATTGGAACGACACCCACCGGCGCCTTAGCAGCAAGAACAGCGCGGAAGCTGGTCCATGGTCTACCGCGCGCAACCCGCCAACGCGCGAGCCGATGGACGCGTTCAGTGTCGGCAGCGGTGTGCGCGAGGTGGCGCTGATGTGGCCCATCCAGTTCGCGAAGACGGAAGTCGCGCTCAGCGTGATTGCCTACTGCATGGCCGTCAACCCGGGACCGCTGATGGTGTGCCTGCCAGGCGAGGTGAGCATGAACAAGTGGGTGGCGCAGAAGCTGCAGCCCATGATCGACGAAAGCCCCGCGGTGCGCGAAACGCTCACCAGCGTGGCAAGCCGCGAAGCGGCCAACACCCGCACGTTCAAGGACTACCATGGCGGGCAGCTATACATCGAACATGCCGGCTCGCCGGCGCGACTGAAAAGCGCCAGCGTGCGCACGCTGATCGTCGACGAGTTTGACGAGTTCGCCGCAAACTTCGTCAGCGGCGACGACCCCGGCGACATGCTCGACGGCCGCACGAGCGCGTTCCCTGGCACATACCAGCGCCTGTACATAAGCAGCCCGCAGATCAAAGGCCAGAGCCGCACCGAGGCCAAGTGGAGCCGCAGCGACCAGCGCCGCTACTTCGTGCCGTGCCCGCACTGCGCTCACGAGCAGCATCTCGTGTGGGACGGCCTGCGCTACGCCAAGCATCGCGATCCTGAGCATGGTCGCCGCGTTGTATACGTGTGCTGCGAGTGCGGCGCCGAGATCGAGGAGCACAACAAGACCGCCATGATCCGCCGTGGCCGTTGGGCGCCAACGAACCCAGAGGGGGAGATCCGCGGCTACCACATCAATGCGCTGTACTACCAGATCGGCCTGGGCCCGCGCTGGGCCGACCTGGTGGAGATGTGGCTCGATGCCCAGGGCGACACGGCCAAGCTGAAGGTCTTCGTCAACGACCGTTTGGCCGAGACCTGGGAGGACGAAACCACGCGTCACGTCAAGCACGCCGCCATCGCCGACCGCGCCGAGGACTACCCCCTGCGCAGCGCGCCAGATGGCGTGCTGTGGATCACCGCAGGCGTCGACACGCAGGACGATCGCCTGCCTGTGCAGATCGTCGGATGGGGCCGCAACCGTCGGTTCTGGGTGCTCGATTACGTCGAGTTGCCAGGTGACCCGGCGGACGACGCCGTCTGGGACGCGTTGACCATGCTGCTGTCACAACCCATACAGCACGCCGGCGGCGCGCTGCTGTACGTCGAGGCGATGGCGCAGGACATCGGCGGGCACCGCACAGAGGACGTGAAGGCGTACGTACGCGGCGCGCGCCAACGCGGCGTGCGGCGCCCCATGGCCGTGTTCGGCGCCGCGATGAACAATGCGCAAGTGCTGGGCAAGCCGCGCAGGGCCGACATCAACTGGCGCGGCCAGATCGACAAGCACGGCATCGAGCTGTACCAGGTCGGCACGGTCGAAGCCAAGAAGTGGCTCTACTCACGCTTGAGCCTGGACGCCAGGCACGACGAAGAGAATCTGCTGGCGCTGCAGGCCGAAGAGGGCGCAGCGCGTCGCGAAGGACGCGCCACGCGGCCCGTGCCGCCGCCGGAGCGGCAGTGCCACTTCAGCGCGCAGCTGCCTGCCGGCTACTTCCCAGGGCTGACGAGCGAGGTGTACGACGCCAAGCACAACCGCTACGCGAAGAAGCGCGGCGGCGCGCGCAACGAGCCGCTGGACACCTTCGTCTACGCATTCGCCGCGACCCAACACCCGGAGTTGCGGCTGCACCGTGTCACCGAGGCCATTTGCGCCGCTCGCGAGGCTCGGCTGGCCGGCGTGCAGCCGACTGCGCTGCCGGCGCTGCCGGCGCTGCCGGCAACGGCCGCTCGCCGCATCTATTCGTCCGGAGTCTGAGATCTCTCCTGGGGGTGCGCTTGCCAACGCCACTGCACGATGACGACATGGCCGCCACGGGCGTCGCACCGCTGCCGCGCGAGCTCGATGCGGACGGCACAGACAGCACCGACGGCACCGACAGCACCGCCATGCGCCACGAGCGCAGCCGCGCGCTGCACGAGCTGTGCGAGCGCTGGGCGGCATGGCGCCGTTCGCGCCGCGTTCGGCGGGCCCGTGCCGCGCATGGCATCGACGCTGGGCCGCCTCACCACCAAGCGGCGTGCAGTCGCACCTCTCGGCGGCGGCCCAGACGCCGAATGCAGTGCCGAGATCGTCGCCTTTCACCGCGCCTACCTCGCGCAGCCTGACGGGATC